AAAGTATCTACCAAAGACAAAAAGGGCTTGAATCAGATAATACTGAGGATTCAGACTTACTTGGATGGCGTACAACTACCGTCACTCGTCCTTACTTGGTAAATAATATGATCGGTGTAATGCGGGATGGTGATGTCCAGTTCGGGTTCCAGGAGATCATTGATGAGATGAAAACCTTTATCTGGGACAAGAACGGTAAACCAATCCATATGGCCGGCAGACATGATGATTTGTTGTTTGGGTGTATGATAGCGATTCAGATTCATTTGGAAATGCCATACAATCCAATGCCTTACGCATTTAACAATACTTCAAGTGATGAATACGATATTGGTGATCCAAGAGCTTTATGCAGGACTGGAGCGTTTGATGATTGGAAACCAGGCGATGAAGACGAGAACGATGAGGAATATACTATATGAATGATATATGTATATTCATGGCTGGAGTTATTATCGGATGTGCGATTTCACGATATTTCATCGGGGTCGGTAATAAAATGAGTATAAACGCCCAAGAAGGCGATGTTATAAATAAAAAACATAAACCTACTGAACAAGGTTCAACTGAATAGGAATAAAAATGGGAACTCCATTAGTATCAAAACAGGAAGCATGGCAATTAAGAGGCACAGTAACCGCTGGAATTACTACTCCTGCTGCTACAGCTAGAGATGCAGCATCAGTAGAGGCATTGGCTGGTATTTTTATAGATGTTATGCCAGCTCAGAACGCCCTAGGATTTAGATTCAGTGGAGCTACTGATAATAGTGATAATATCTACGATGTACTATTCATGTATGGAGAGACTGATTCTTATAATCGCGTTATGACATTAACTAATACCACTGGACTTCAAACATCGCCAGTATCAGGAGAAGAATTCGCTGATCTTATCGCTGTAAGTAATAAGAAAACGCTGCAAACCGAGATTAAGAATGCTTCTGCTTCTGATGATTATATAGGTGAGATACAATTAGACGTATTCGGTGTTAAAAAGATAGCCCTAATCCCAACAACAATCGTAACTTCTTCCAGTGTTTGGTATCGCGGAGTATAAAATGGCAGAAATAACGCCAGCAAAATCTAAATTCCTACAAGAACTTGACAATATGGAGTTCGTTGGGATGGAAAAGACTAAAGAGTGGGTATCTCTATGGTCTGAATCCCTACGATATTTCTTTAGCGACCAACTTTCCGGTAATAAGCGGCATAAGGATTGGGATTGGGTAGTAGTCAACTATATATGGCCTACTGCTATGCAGGAAATGGCTAAACTCACTAATACGACCTTTAAAGCTATCGGTGTGGCTCGTGAAGAGTCTGATGTAGCCAGTGCAGAGGCTTGGCAGGGTGCTATTCAATATATTTGGGACGAAAAACTAGAGATGAGGGATAGGCACGCCGAAGCTATCCTCGATAGTAAGATATTTGGGTATAGAGTCTCAAAGATCATGTGGGACGACATGCCAGATGGTAGTTGGGACGATGAAATAAAGGAATGGGTCGGCGATGTAGGTTATAAATTGTGGCATCCAGCCCACTTTTGGGTTGATCCACAGGCCGAGTCTATCAACGAAGCTCAATCACTCGGTACAGTCAGAGTAGTTACACTTGAATGGGCGCAACAGAGATGGCCTAAGTTCAAAAAAGAACTCGAAGAAGAGGCAAGAAGGTTCACTGCTGATCCAATGTTTAACTCATTCTCACGAGACGACATCAGAGGAAGCAAGGAACCCGCCTCAGTGGGTGGTAAAGGTGACAGGGATGACTTCAAGCGTAGAGAGCGTTTCGGCCCTCAGAAGCTCGTAGGTTTGATTCTGGGACAAGATAAGATCACTAAAGGTTCTACACCAAACGAAGATCAGTTATTTGTGAAGATTTCAGAGATTTACTTCATAGACAGAGAAGAAAGTAAAGAGAAACTTGAAATAGAAATACCATCAGAAGAACTTATTGCTAATGGTTCAATGAGGAATGAAGAAGGTACTTTTATTGATAGTGAAACGGGAGAACCTGTTGAAAGAGCGAATTGGCCTAAACGGGTCGAAAAGGAATGGGTTCAGCCTAAATACCCAAGGGGCCGTTTCGTCATAAAAGCAGGGGATGTAATACTTAATCCTGAAACTAAAGCTACTCCTGATGCACAGAAGTATAAATATTCACGTTGGCCTTTTACTGTTACTGCACACTATCTATTACCTCATATGTGGCAAGGCATTGACTCTCATGTTCTTGGTATGGAACATCAGGACTTTATCAATATATCAGCTTCTCACTTATTGAATAATATGAAGCTATATGGCGATCCAAAGGTTGCTATTGAGACTGGTGCATTAGAAACGAATCCTCGAACAAAGAAACACTTTAAAGTTGGTGCGGGTGCTGGAGCGATCATACGACTTGCGAAAAACGGACTAAGTAAATTGAAGTTTGTGGATCCACCCCAGCCATCCGCAGCAGCCACGCAGCTTTATCAGTTATTTGTTCAAGAGTATAAGAATACTACTGGATTACAAGATGCAGGTAGGGGTATTGCTGGAAAATCAGGTGAAACGGCTACTGCTAGGCAAATTGACTCACTTAATTCTAATGACAGAATCAGACTACAGGCAATGCAAGAGGATAGATGGGCCAAGAATTTGATGAATCTTATCGCTGAGATTATTCAGGATAAATATTCAGTTGGTAGATTCGTTAGAATTATTGGTGATGATGGTGTACAAGGCGCACAAGAGATCACCAGTGGGCTTAAGAAACTTAAATTCGATATAACTATTGAACCCGGCAAGACATTACCGTTCGATAAAGCAGAACGTAATGAGAATTTGCAGAAAGCGGCTGAGTTACTGTCTAATCCAATCGCTAATGTACTGACTCCAGAACTTTTAAGGGCATGGGAAATACCAAACTGGCAGAAAGTGCTTCAAAGGTACGAACCTTGGACTCAATTTGCTCAGTTTGTGCAGTTATTGACCGCCGTTCAAGAAGGCGAAATAGAACCAGAGGAAGCATTACGACAATTAGGTGAGAGAATCGCTGCGGCGGCTCCAGAACCAGAACAGGAGCAACAGAATGGCTAATACAGTAGAAGCGGAAACACCAGAGAAATTTGAAGGCTTTGATATATGGGACGTTCGCCATGCAGCGGATATTCTGACAGAAGCAGTAGAATTAGGCGATAAACCTAAGCTCCTGGAAGCCGCAAAGAAGTGGATTAAGAAAGACCAAAAGAACAAGCGTGAAGCCGTCGGTTTGGCGGATAATTTGTAGATGTTTATGTTCAATATCAGCGAACGGACAAGTCCTACCGCTAGTTATTGTCCAGTAAACTTCTCTTAATAAACAGCTAATAGCTGAAAATGTTTTAAGAAAGGTATTATGATGGAAGCAGTAGTAGAAGAAAAAGTCGTCGAAGAACCTAAAGTGGATACTAAGCCAGAATGGGACAAAGAGCGACAAAGGGCAGATCAGGCAGAAGCTAATCTGCGAAAGAGTCAGTCAAGATTAAATGAGTCGGATTTGAAAACTCAGCAACTTGAAAAGACTGTTTCGGATATGCAGGACAAAATGAGTCAGATCGAAGCTGTAAAAGGTTTAGATTTGACTGAACTTGATCCTGATAAAGCGGATGTCCCGGAAATTGTTAGGGAATACTCTAAGATGTCAAAAGTATTGGAAGAGACCACCAAGAAATTGACTGCCCTTGAACAGAAAGCGAACTCATACGAAAAAGACGCTGAATCAAGTAGACAAGAGCTACGAAAGGAAGCAGTGATCGAGCGGATATGTAAGCCACTTGATAAGAAGTATGGTGTGTCGTTTAGGAATGAAGCTAAAAAACTGGCAGAAGATGAAGTTACTGAACGTGGGTACTCTCCAGAAGATGCTCTTGAGTGTTCAACTATGATTGAGAAATACTACATTCAATTGTCAGAAAAAGCTGTAGTAAAGAAGGAAACTACTCCATCAGATAATGGTCACGGTGGCTCAAAGACTACATTCGGTGATAATATAAAGCCGGGTAAGCTTAACGATGTTATGGGCCAGATAAGAAAAGATGGCGGTTTAAAAGCCCTCATTAAGAAAAACTAATTTAAGGAATATAATATGTCTACAGAAGACTTAAGTATTGCAACGAGAACGATTTTTGATCGTGCGTTGAAAAACCAAGTCCTTATCGGTACACCGTTTTATGATGAACTGGTAAGGCGAGACAAAGTAATCACCACTGGTGGTACTCAGATTGACAGGCTTGTAGATAAGGATGAGATCGACGATCTCGCTCAGGCTTATGATGAGAATACCCCATTGACAGATGGCAAGAAAGATACTCTTGCTCGTCCGGTATTTGACTGGAAACTCATGCAGGTTCCTCTCTCTTACGGTGTTGATGAACAGTTGCAGAATGTTGATGCAATGAAAGAAGAACAGCTTCTTGATCTTGCAGAGCATCTTGCTAAGAAGGGTTTGAGAGCTACGAAACTCAAACTAATGAAAGCCTCGTGGAATCAGGGTACTGTAACTCCTATTGAAGATTCAAATACTAAGGAATTCCAGAGTATTGTATCTGCACTTGACTTTGACAATACCTATGGTGGTATTACAAGAACTGGTGCTACAGGAGTTAATAACTACTGGCAGGGCGGTATGGTTGGTGCGGTTGGTACGCCAGAAGGAACGGCTATCAGCGATACTAATGCGACTGCCTATAGCTTGTCGATTGACCAGTGGCGACAGTGGCTCATTCCGCTGGAACATCGTGCAGAGAATCTTTCTGACCTCATTACTTATATGCCGGCCTCGCTGTTTAATAAGTTCCGGGCAGAAGCCGAAGCACGAGTAATGTATCGTCCTGGCGATCCTCAGAAACAGGGATTCAAGACTATGTTTGTTGATGACTATGAAATCGTTAAGGTTCCATATCTCGAAGAGACTGCCGTTAAGAAGAAATGGGTTTCTATTATCAATCATGACGATTGGGATTTGAGAATTCATACCTCACGTAACTTCCAGATGACTGATTTCGTATGGCAGGGAGACCGTGTTAATGGTTTCGATAAGTGGCTTGCAAGAATCCTTGTAGCTGGTAACCTGGTCTGCTGGAAACCTAATGGTTCAATGTGGCTCAATAACGTAACTTAATTTTGAAAGGTTTTAACTATGGCTGATACAACTATATTAGCTTCAAAAATCGTACTACAGGACACGGTACAGGGTGAAGTAAACCCTAACAATCCGCAACCTACTGGCGGTTTTACCGGGTCAGCACACCATAATGTAGCAACAGAGGAATATCCTGTAACTACTAAGATTCAGGTGTATGACGAAACAGCAAAGGGTAATTCTGTATTTGTGTATCTCAAGAATGGGACTCAGACAGATATAATTATAGCTGCTGGAAGTGTTATGATTCCTGCAGGCGCAACACAGAATTCTGCCCTTGCTACTTATATCTTTACTAACGATCCAGACGACGGTATCGTTGGTGGTCCTGCCGTAGTCGCATTGTCAGCAATGACTGATGATTACTATGGATGGTTCTGGTGTGGCGGAGTTGCTCCGGTTGGCATTACTAACTCGGGCATTACTTCTACAACTACCATCAAGACAGATGATTCTGTTGTAGCTGGTCTTGCTTCTTCTGGAGACCTTACGGCTAACTGTGCTGGTCTTAAGATAGCTACCACATTGAAGATTATCGCCGGAACCGCAATGGCCGCTGACGGTTAATAGAAAGGAGTTATTATGGGATTTGATCCTCTAACACAGAAAAGTACTCGTAATACTCTTATGGAGTATGGTACTATCGCGTTTGATACTGCCGAGACAACTGTCGAGGTTCCAACTAGGCTTAATACTGTTCTGATAAGTTTCGGAGTTAATAAGACCGATAACTTGACAGTGACAGGTGACCAGACTATCACTTCTGGTAAGGTTACGTTTACACGTGCCGCTGGTGGAACAAACGATGCTGTAATGCAGTATGTAATGGCAGGTTACTAATAACAAGGAGGCGGGTTTCGGCTCGCCTCCATAATTTTGAGGTTTGGAATGGATAAAGAATATGAAGGTAAGTGTATTGCCTGTAAGCACTTCTGCGAAGCTACTAAGGAGTGTAGGAAATATGCACCATCAGGTAAGTGGCCTGAGACTAATAAAATGAATTGGTGCGGCGATTATATAACTCGTAAGAATTTGGAATTTGACAAATGAGTTTAACTTTAACAGAAATGATAACAGAGGTCCGAAGTAATGTAGGTAGGCTTACCGACACTACTGTTATTACTGATACTAGGATAACTAGATGGCTTAATGACTCTCAGAGGCGCATTGTCCGTGAAATCGTTGGCCTTGTTGGTAGAGATGTAAAAGATATAACATCCCTTGATTTAGTATCAGATCAATTGTCTTATAACATCTCAGGTTTTACACCTAAGATAGCTCATATATTGAAGGTATTTTATTATGATGCGACTTCTGGCAGTACTGAAACTACTAATATGGATTACTTGGCACTAGACGAGTTTGATGAGAGCTTCCCAAGACCGGATGAGGTTGATACTAATAAACCTAACGCATGGACTAGGCGCGGTAATACTATTGAGGTTATTCCAATCGCATCAGCCACCTATTCTGACGACCCAGGTAATAAAGTGCTAAGAGTGAACTACACTGCTTACGCTCCTGATTTGTCTGGGGCTGGCGATGAATCCGAATTGTCTGCTATGGAAGATGCTGATGAAGGTTTGCTTTACTACGGGACTTCTAAGGCGTGGGAAATGATTGGAGTGGAAGATAAGCATTTGTTATGGATGCAGAAATACACGAAATGGCTTGAAAAATACAAAGAGAAATCCGATGCAATGATAGCATGGGATGGTAACATTTTATTTGATGGGATACTATAATGGCTAGTAGCACACCATTTGACGGCACGAATTGGCTAACGACTGCACCTGACCAAGACCAGCCTCACGGTAATGATTATCAAGAGCATCAAGCTACGAGGAAGTCTGTTGAGTTCGTAAGTAATAAAGAACATGATACTATCGCTAACGATCCATCTGCGGCTGATGGAGGCGGTGAGCATAAAAAGGGATCAGCTAAGATTTATCATGCAAACTTCTCTACTGCTTCTGCTGGCGATAATCTACCAACATTAAGACCTGATGGAGTTACTGCATTAGATGTAAGTGACGCTGGTAGAAGGGCTTATGATACAGATGCTACGTTCGGGGGAAAATTTTATAGATGGTCTGGTTCGGCATGGCAAGTCGATCAATTAACCGTAAATAACGAGACCGATCTTTCTAGTAAAAGTTGGTTTCTTGACCAGGATGATATGTTAGACGACGATGCTACTAAAGTAGCAAGTCAACAAAGTATCAAGGCTTTTGTTATAGAGACCATAGAATCTCAGACGGCATACAGTGCATATACATTAACCGACTCAGATAATAATGCAATGATGAAAGATCATTCTTATTTAGCACAAACAGATGGATTCGTGGCAGTACGAGGAAGTGTGGGTTCAAACCAATCATTATTCGGATATGTCAGCACTTCGGCGAATCCTGTTTCTACAGGTGCGATAGTACAAGGAATAACAGCATCTACTACAGAAACATATTCGTTATTTTTCGCGGTCGCAAAAGATGAATTCTTTGAGATAGTAACAAGTGATGGGTCGTTAGACCCCGGAATAAGGTGGAAATCTAAGGGTGCTTTATCTAAACCAATAGACCAAGACTAATATGAAGGTTATTAAATGCCATTAGTGCAATCTCCAGATAGAGGTTTAAACTCAACTAAACCGGATAACCAACTCGAACCAGTCGAGGCAGGAGATTCTACGCAAAATATTATTTATCGTAATGGAGAGATAAGGTCTGCATTTGGATATGCTAAATTTGGATCAGGTAATTTACCATTGGATTCCGCAATACTTGATATTACCCAGTACCCAGAAATCAGAACAGATACAACGCATATTGTAGTTGCAACGGCAGGAAAACTTTACAAATACGACAGCACCAATGATGATTGGGATGATATAACAAATGTTGGAGGCGATAACCTTTCAGACATCAATAGTCCTACATCATGGGCGGTTGTGGGGCATACTGATGAAGTAGATAGCAGTTTTCAACACATCTTATACTGCGATGGTGGCAAGACAGCTATACAGCGATGGGCTGGGTCTACTGAGTCCAATTTTAAAGACTTGCAGGGTGCTGACGGATACCATGACCCTGCATCGGGTGTAACAACTCATTTCGCAACACAAGCAGATATATTTAACAGTCATGTCGTATTGCTTAATGCTAAAGAAGCTAACGCTTCGGGTGATTTTATTGAGAACAAGCAAAGAGTAAGATGGGCAGTAACCGGTAAATTGGAAACATGGTCAGGTACAACATCTGGTTTTGTTGATTTAATAGACACAGGTGGAAGAAACATAAGAAGTAGAATACTAGGCAATAGATATGTAATCTACCAAAACAATGCTGTATGGGGTTTGAATCCAGTTGGTGGCTCTACGGTATTTACCCCAGAAGTATTACTGCCAGATTTAGGACTTCTTGCTCCTAGTCTCCTAACAGGAAGTAATAATGTTCAGTATTTCGTAGGCGATGACTTTAATGTATATCAGTATTATGGTGGATCGGTAAGACAAAGAATCAGTGATAATATATTGAAGTTATTCAGGGCTGATATAGACAATACATTCGTTGATAGATGTTGGCTTGCTATTGGTCCCGAAAACAAAAGACTATGGTTGTTCTACGTGCCTAATAGTAAAGAGTTTATGACTCAGGCATTTGTTCTTGATATACAACAGGGACAATGGATGCCAAGGGATTTTTCACATGTAACTGCTTATTCAGGGAATAAAGGCACTGTTAATGGTGGTGGTCTTACCACGGCAAAACTTATCCCATCGCAATCGTTCTTCTCTGGAGATTCGTATAAAGACGAAGTAGCGGGTGGTGAAACCTACGCTGAGGCAGTAGTAACAGGCGAAACATACTTAGATGCTCTTAACGAGGTGTTAGCGGCTGATAAACTCACTATAGGAGACAGCGACGGTAATATTTATCAATTTGATGAGGACTTACTCCAAGATGACGGAACGAATATTCCATGCACTCATTACACTCCTGTTTTTGATGGACAGTTGGTTGATAAAAATAAAAGATGGCCCCAGCATCATATAGTAGCAAAAGGTAATGGAGTTATAGTTGAGTATTCTGCCGATGGTGCAAGCTGGGTTAATATCAGTGGATCGCCACAATCATTAACATCTACATATGAAGAATATGAACATTATATAAATGAGACCTCTAAAAGGATTCAGTTTAGGTATAGTAACTTCGAGGATGGCGCATTCAGGGCAAGGGAATTTGATATAATGGAACCGTTGGTGGAGGATAACAGATGACACTTATTAGTAGAGAAGTTCAGTCTGCTCCCCCAGACTTCACTCCAGATCAGGCAAGATGGCTTTGGGATGTATTAAATGATCATTATAGAGATTTATTGAGGTTAGATATGACACAAGGTGATTTCTTTTTAGAGGTATCAAAGGGTAATA